TATGCCTTTTCCTACCACTAACGCTACAGAAGAATTACCAGCAGTTAACCAAATCCTGGCGTCAGTTGGTCAGGCACCTGTCACCACCCTCGATCAAACCAACCCGGACGTTGCGATTGCTTATGATACTTTACTAACAGTATCCCGAGAAGTACAGAGTGAAGGCTGGAGCTTTAATACAGAACTTGGTTACGATAAAGATACAACAGATAATAATAAAGAATATGTTATACCACATAACATGTTACAAGTAGACTTATCACCCGATGTCAGCTACGGTAAAAGTGTAGTCAGACGTTTAGGTAAGTTATACGATAGATATAACCATACTTATGAAATCACCGACGGTCCTAATGAAAAATTAACCTTAGATATTATTTGGAAATTTGATTGGGTTGACTTACCTGTACCTATTCAAGATTACATTGTAGCTAGAACAGCTACCATTGTGTCTAGCAGAATTGTAGGTGATGGTAATCAATTCCAAATGTTACAACAGAAGGAAGCTTATGGTAGAGCTATGGCTTTAGAGTATGAAACTAATCAAGCTGAGTATACATTCTTCGGACACCCACGAGGTCAGAACTACTACAACAGCTATCAACCTTATAAGGCACTTTATAGATAATGGCAGCAGTTACTCAAATGGTACCCAGCTACTTAGGTGGAGTATCAAAACAAACAGACAAAAAGAAATTACCTGGTCAGGTACGGGAGTGTCTCAATGCCTATCCTGATCCTACATTTGGATTAAGGAAAAGACCAGGTTTTAAATACATTGAGAATATCCATACATCAGCAGATCCAACATCACCAGACTTTGCTAATGCTAAATGGTTCTTCATTAAACGAGATGATGGAGAAACTTATATAGGTTGTATACTTAATACTGGAACGGAGCGTATTAAAATATGGAATGCTAATGGTACAGCTTGTAACGTAACTTATCCTGATGGTGTTGATTATTTAGATACAACAAGTGATTACTATGATATCTTAACAGTACAAGATAACTCAGTAATCACAAACAAGACAAAGGTTGTAGCTAAACTCGCACCACCTAACTACATTCTAGGATCTAAAGGTACCATCAGGTTATTCCAAGTAAAGTATGCTTGTGCTTACTCTTCAACAATAACAGTGGACGGCACAGCACACGACGTATCACATACAACCATCGATCAAGAAGCTGTACCTCCAGCTGGTCCAGGTGGTTCCATGGTGAACACTGCTGCTAATATTTTAACTGAACTAGAGACAGCTTTCAATGCTTTAACTCTACCAGGTGATTTAACAATTACAAAATTAGAATCAACATTAGAGTTAGATTTTGTGACACCTGTAGTAACTGAAGACCCTACTAATGATGGAGGAAGTGGTGGTACTGATGGTACATATGAGAACCTACCGACGACTACTACTAAATCTAAAATTGTAACACTAGGACCACCTAGTGCTGCAGATCCAGCAAGGGTTCAAGATACATATACTATAGGAGTTGATGACTACACTACTTCAGGTACTGGCTCTGATGCTACATTTTCAGTAGATATTGACGCTGTAGGAGCTGCTACAATTACACTTGTAGATGCAGGTAAGAGCTTCGCATTGAATGAAGATATTACAATCTCTGGTAATTTTGGAGGAGGTGCTGATCTAACTTTCCAAGTTACAGCTATTGGTGCTGGAGCTGGTCTCACAGTAGATGTTGTTATAGAAGGTAATGTAGCTACAAAAGTTACTGCCAACACAGGTGCAGGAGGTTACTTTAAAGATGATGAGATAACTGTTACAGCTTTCACAGGAAGTACAGCAACTGACATTACAACAACAGTAGCTAAATTCGATAGTAAACCATTTGAACTTACATCCAGTGACGGTTTAGGTAACATAGCTATACGTAGCTTTACTAAACAAGTTAATGTTGTATCCGATTTACCAGCCGACAGTGTCCATAATAGGATAGTAAAGATAGTTAATTCTAGAGACGGTCAAGCAAAGGATACTTATTGGAGTAAATTTATAGCAGAGAATGAGGTATCTGGTGTTGGTTATTGGAGTGAAGCTTTAGATCCAACTGTTTCAAAAGGTATGGATACTTCAACACTACCACACCAACTCTTCAATGAAACACCTAATAACTTTGAATTTAAAAGAGCTGAATGGGTTGAAAGAAAGGTAGGTGATGAGGTGACCAATTCAGATCCTACTTTCGTTGGCCAAAAAATACAGCAAACATTCCTACATAATAATAGATTAGGTGTATTATCTGAAGACAATGTTTGCATGAGTAAGACAAATGAATTCTATGATTTCTATTTTGCAAGTGCATTAACTCAGATCGATTCAGATCCAATTGATATTAACTGTTCAAGCATTAGACCAGCTGTATTACATGCTGTACTACCAACTGCACAAGGTTTGATCCTGTTCAGCAGGAATCAACAATTTATAATGTTCTCTGATGCAGAGATACTAACACCAACATCAACAGTGATACGTGGTATATCTAACTATGAGATAGATGGACAGATAGACCCAGTTGATGTAGGTACAAGTATTAATTTTGTCAGTAAGACTCCTAGTTATACACGTGTATTCAGTATGCAGACTAGAGGATCTGAAGAGAGTCCTTTAGTAAATGATATGAGTAGAGTAGTATCAGAATGGATACCAGACAGTGTTACAAGTATGTTAGCAAGTCCACAGAACTTCCTCATTGCTCTATATGGTCCACTTGATAACAGTATGTATCTACATAAAACTTATATTGTAGGTGAGGAGATTCAACTTCAATCATGGTTTAATTGGGAATTCCCTGGCAACATACAACATGCTGCTGTGGACTCAGATACTATGTGGACAGTTGTTGAACATAATGGTCATTATGTAATGGCTAGTTCTAGTCTAACTCAAACACCAGAGGAGAAGATTATCATCACAGCTGATGGACAGCAAGTGAATCCACACATGGATTTATACAGTGCTCTAGGTAACATGACTTACGACTCTGTTAATGATTTAACTAAATGCTACCTACCAACAGGTTATAAAGATAACGCAGCTTTAACACCAGTATTAGTTATCGCAGGTAATGGTACTACTAACTTTGCAGGCGTAACTGAATCTGGATTTACAATTACACCAAATAGACCTGCAGCTCAGGATCATACAACAGCTCTTCCTTACTTTGAAGTACCTAATAAAGACTTAACTAACCTAGCTACATTATATACGATAGGTAATGTAAGTGCAGCAGATCCAACAAGAGCTGTAGGTACCGGCCCTTATGTTATAGAAGTTGGCGACTACACAACAAATGGTACAGGAAGTGGAGCTACTTTCAGTGTGTCTATAGATGCAGTTGGAGGAGCTACTATCACTTTAACTGCTGTAGGTCAAGGTTACTCTGTGGGTGAAATATTTACAATTACAAACGATAAACTAGGAGGTACTGTTGGGGATGGTGTAGCTGATCTAACATTTGAAGCTACCTCAATCGACACTGATATTATTATAGGTTATAAGTATAACTATGATATCGAACTACCGACTACATACTTTAAACTAAATCCTCAAGGTACTGTAAAGGACTATACTGCAGCATTAACTATTGCACGCATGAAGTTTGCTGTTGGCCTTTCTAGTGTCGTTAGTTTTAAATTAAAGAGTAAAGGATATAGAGGAGATCTAGCAGAGTTTACAGGAGATGGCTCAATAACAGACTTCAGTGTACCATTTCCTCTTAAAGAGGAGAACGGTATAGTAGTTAAACTAGACGGCGCGAAGCAAGCTTCAACTGCTTATAGTGTTACTACTACAGATGCACAAGCTACAGTTAAATTTAACAATCCTCCAGCCGCAGCTTCTACAGTAGCTAATGTTACGACACCAGCTCAGAAGATTGAGATTACAACAGACACCTGGTATGACGTACAACCAGTACAGGAAGCAGGTCAATACTTAGCAGATGATGTCCCTCTTATTGAAGAGGAAGTATTCACATTACCTATACATCAAAAAACAGATAACTTTAATTTGAGAGTTTTTAGTAACTCACCATTTCCAGTATCATTATCTTCAATGATGTGGGAAGGTAATTATTCACCACGATTCTACAGAAGAACTTAAATGTCCACACCAGAGCAACGAAAGGAAGATCGAACTAAAGCTAAGTTTCTAATTAACACAGCTTGTTCTAAAAATCAAGCAGCAAAAGATTACTTATGGGATGTATGCGAAGTATGGCGTCGGTTAGACGACATCTACGATGGAGATCATAAAGTAACACGAGAACAATTACTGGATGTATTTGAAATCTTATGGGTTAGGCTACCTACTAACCCATTTTTTGTAAGGCATCAAGATATTCTAACATCTCAACATATAAGTATGTGGAATGCTTGGGTAGCTTCTAATCTATGGGCGAATGGAGATGAAACAGAGAGGATATATTCACATGTATGGCGTTATACTATACATGAATTGGTTCCACTAGTTGCTCTATTAACACAAGGTCATACACAAATGGCAGTAGTATCAGGCCAAGTTAGGCAAATGTACAAAACTAAATTAGGAGAAGAATAGTATGGGTTGGTTAGGAGGCGGCGGTAAAAGCCCTGAAGAGAAAGCGAAAGAAGAACAAGAAGAGGCGTTCGAAGAACAGCATCAATATAATATGGATAATTATGACTATAATAATTTAACTATAGATCGTAATTATGAGCATCAGTTACTACTAAATGAGCTTCAACGGCATCATATAGAAAAAACTGCACTCTACACAGAACAGTCCCAAGCTCAACAATGGGACTATCAAATGGATATACGGGAGGTTAAATATAACTCCCAAGTAGCAGCTTATAATAAATCCGAACAACTCTACGGAGCACAGATCGGGTTAAACCAAAGAGCAGCCGGCTTAGCATATCAAAATGCACGTAATGTAAATAGAGAACGCCAAGAACAATTAGCATTTAGTGCAGCTAAATCTAACATATCTTTTCAAAAGAACACTAAAGACTTAAAGTATGGCCATCAAAGTCGTATTCTAGAAATGGATAGAACCCGTATAATGACGGGTTTACAGAAAGAAGAGGCTACTTTAAAGAATCAAGCTAATAGAGCTAAGGCTGCTTTCGATAGCCAAGAGACTCTGGTAAAGGCTTTACAAGCTAAAGGTAAAGCAGCTGCTAAAGGTACTGCTGGAAGATCAGCAGCGAAAACTTATCAAGCAATTGTAGCGGCAGCTGGGAGAAATGCAGCTGCTGTAACTGATAGCGTTACTAGAGCTGACTCCGCTTATAACTTATCTATGTATGGTCTGGATGTAGACCTACAATTTAAAGAAGGTCAATTCCTTATATCTGAGAATAAATTTCACAGTGATATAGATGCTTTAAATAAAAGTTATGATCTACAAAAGGAAGAGGAAGCAGCATCTAAACTGAGCATCATGCGTGCTTATGATCATACATTGCAGAAGGTAGAACATGATCAATTCGCTGCAAATATAGCAGCAGACGCTAAGAGAATGACGAAGCCAACGCTTATGCCTGCACCTCCTAAACCACTATCAATACCTAGAGCAGTAATCCTAGATCCAATGGTTCCAATCTACGGACCAGAACCAATCGAAGGTGTCGCTTACTCAGGTGGAGCTAGCGGTGGTGGCGGTAACGCAGTCACTGGTGCTATCGGTGGAGCTATGCAAGGAGCTGCTTTAGGTATGACATTCGGACCAGTCGGAGCAGTTGCTGGTGGAATCTTAGGTGGATTAGGCGGTGCTATGGGCATTATGTAAACTTTAACTTCTACGGAAGAGTAAATGGCAAATTTTTATGCAAGAGATAGGGGGTATAGTGATTATCACTTAGAACTCCCTATCGAAAAGATGGCTCAAAAGGAGCTGAAGAAAGGTCAAGATAAAATAGATTCTATAAAATCCATAGCTGCATTGGTTAAGAATCAATCAGCAGGACACATCAAGGCGCTTAATAATAAATATTCAGCAACGCGACAGAATCTAAAAGAGAATCATGCCCTAACACAAGCTAACTATAAGCTGATTTTTGAACAGGAACAGCTTAACGCTAAGAGAGAATTTGAAAACCTACAACGAAGCAGGGGAAACCCTGGACCTAAACAAGTACAAGGTTTAGGTTCTCTATTGGAGATGGCACCCGCCTTAATGGAAATGGTGGGTAGCTATGTTGAGCAAGAGAAGATCCATAGGAATAAAACTACAACTAATCTGATACTCGATAAAGATATATCAGGAGCAACAGCTGGTAAGTGGGCAGAGAATAGAGAACTGATAGCTTCTAACTCACTTGAAGCTAAGATATTTGCTGAACACGAATCTGCTAAGCTTGGAGTACCAGTATCTACAGAAGAGATGCTGGCAATCATCGATTTATACGGTGAAAGGGATATGGCAGCTATGACTGCCTTCGCCCATACCTCAGTAGATAACTACCCACTCTTCTTGGAAGACCCGAAGAACCAATCAATGGAGATTGTGTTAGACGGCGGTGTTACGACAACTTGGGGAGAAGCGAGAAGAGGTCAAGACCCTGCTGTATTTGCTTCGGCCCAAGCTCAGATGCGAGGCCATTTCTTGGAAAAGCATCAGATCAGTATTACTGATCAGGTACCTGGAATACTTGGAGATATAGGTAAAGGTATAAGGCAAGTAGAAGCTCAAGAATTAGGCAGGTTTCATAATCAATTAAACCAATACAATGATGATAAACTAGAAACTCATAATGCCACTAGGTGGCAGAATGCATTTGATGGTGGAGCAGCAGGTATAGCATCACATGTAAACACGCTTTCTTATGAGTATATAGATACTGTTACTAATAAACCAGATCGTAACCGTGCCTTCAATGAGCTAACTAACTGGATTGAAAGAGGTTTAAAGGAAGGTACAATTAGCTCACGAAATGTACAAGATGCTATCGATGCTAATGGAGGTAGAGGCGGTCAATGGAGGACTAAGAAACTTGACACATTGCTAGAACAAGCTCGTGTACAGGAGTATAACTCTGAAAACTTTGAACTCAAAGTACAAGCTGCAAGGCAAAAAAGGGGTCGTGAAGCAGCTATAGAACACTTCTATTCTCCAGAAGGTTTCGGCGGTAAACTACCAATCTCTCAAGCGCAGTACTTCCAAATGCTACTTGACGGTGGCCTGACAAGAGAATCAGCATCACAGGTCATAACAGCAACAGGTACAAGTGGCGGCCTTAAAGCACAGATGCCTGAAGAGAAGCACAAAGCTTGGTACGAAGCTGGACAGCAAGGTGTGTTGAAATCTATTAAATCTAAAGTAGTAAATAATCCTGCAAATAAAATTGTACTTAAAGATAAGGAAAGTGTATCAAATTTAACAGGCTACGACCTGTTGGAGCAGAACCTTAAAATTAAGTATAGTCAGTACTTCTCTCAATTACTGAGAGAACGTGGTGCTGGAGACCAGGAACATATGACTTCTCTTACACAGGAAGCAAAAGACCTAACTTTGAAATGGTTAGATGATAATCCAGATTATACTACGTTAAGTAGTTCTACTAGAATAGATGAGAATACTGGTGAAGAGATTCAGATACCTAATTCAGGAAGAAGCTTCATAGAATTCACAGGACCATCTAAAGAAGCACCAACGCTATCACTGACTTTGGAGAAACTAAACAATCACCCAGGAGTCAGTCCTAGAAATGTAATATTAGGGATTGAACAAGGTAACTATGAACCTGTAGTAGATGCTAGAGAGATCGGTAGCTACCTACAAGGTGGTAGTTGGAATGTCCTAGCTTTCGAGAACAGCAGTTTAGGTAGAGCGTTATCCGTACAAACAGGTTTACCTGCAAGCTATATACTAGCTATACATGCTGAGAAACAAGGTTTCAAACCATTATCTGATGAGGAGTATATAGATTTAGAAGAGTTTGATAATCTACCCGAGGGAATTAAAAAAGTGATGAATTGTAACAGCAGTGACAGCGGAGACGTATGTAGAGCTGCAATGCAACCAGAGTTTAGGACACTACCTTCCTATGCACGTGGTGTTGGGGGTCCAAGTTTAAACCCTGGATTCCAACAAATGAGTTGGGAACAAAATCCTATAGATACAGCTAACTTGCAATCCACTACTGAAAGTGGTCAACCTAGAAGGATTAGTATACAGCAACGTGCTGAACTGCTAGCAGCAGTTGGATTTCCACAAGAAATCATACCAGTAATGATAGCAATTAGTGCTGGTGAATCTGGTGGAGATGCTGGAGCACACAATCCTAACAGAAATACTGGAGACAATTCATACGGATTATGGCAAATCAACATGATAGATACATTAGGCCCAAGTAGGAGGAAAAATTTAGGATTGACTGATAACAGACAACTATTCGACCCACTAACAAATGCTAGAGCAGCTAAAGCTATTTATGATAGCCAAGGTCTGCACGCTTGGACAGTCTATAGTAAAGGGTTATATAAGAAGTATCTACCTGAAGTACAGACAACATTACAGAGGTGGTACTGATGACATCTTCATATTTAGATCAACTAACTGAAGAAGCAAATGAAGAGTTAGCGTATCATGATCAAGTAGCTGAAGGTTACAGACAGGAGCAGGCAGCAATTGAAGCTGCCTCTCAGCTCACACCTTCAGCTGCTGGTAAAGCTGGTCCTGACTTCACACCAGGTGCTTCAGAACAAGCACAAGGTCAACTTGATGCATATGAACAAGATAATAGAAGCTGGTTAGGTGGAATCATTGATAAGCAGCAGGAATCAACAGATGCAAAGATCGCTGTTTTACAAGGTGTAGGTGATACTGCCTTTGGCCTTGCTAGAAATATTGGATCAGTGATTGGTTCTACCCAATCAGGTTGGGATGAGTTAGCTGAAGATGATGTTGAAAGTGCTAACTATATCCAACGAGCAACATCAGCAGCAGATAAATTCTGGCATAAGCATAACCCACAATCTGACAATGGAGCACACCATGCCATACGTCAAATATCAGGTGTTATCCTACCTTCACTACTAGCACCACAAGCAACTGTAGGTAGAATAGCTGCTACACCGTGGGCTACTGCTCTACCAGGAGCAGTGAGGACTACAGGTGCAATCGCAGCACGACTAGGTATTGATACAACTATTGTAGCAGCATCATCATCTGCTGAAGATGAGAACGCAGCTAAGGCATTGAATGATGCATTTGGTTGGGACTTACCTTGGGCTACAAGAGAAGGTGCTGGACCTGACGAGAGGCGTAAATATCAGTTATATGAGAACATGGGATTTGCCGTAGCAAGTGAACTCCTAACAGGTATCTTTGCTATAAAATCTTATTATAAGGGTAGGCCCAAGGAGAATCCATTTGCTGCATCGTGGATACATGAATACGATGTACAAAGATGGAAAGCAGCTAAGCAACCTGTAGCACCAGGCACACGAATTGAATGGGATCCTGGTCTAGTCGTAACACCTCAGACAGATGAAGCGGCTGCAGCACTGACAAGGAATGCTGATGAAATTGCAATGCAGGCTAGAAGCCCTGCTATTAGAGAGATTGATGATCAGATCGATGAACTAGGTTTACTTGATGAATTAGGTGAAGCTGATGAAATGAGGTTAGCTGAACTAATTGAACTACGTAAACGAACAGAAGTAGATGAACTACCATTTGATCCAGTAACTAAACACATTGATGAAGCTGCTCAAGTACGTAATAATTCACTAGCTGATGAAGCTGCTGAACGTATACAAACTAATCAAGGTGAATACGATCCAATCCTACATGATCCTGCAGAAGCACAAGCGCGAGGAGTCGCTAACAGTGGTGCCGCAGATCCTATAGGAGCGGTCTATGATCATCATAGGATACAACATAACCTGAACACCACTAACGGACGTGCTAGGGCTGTTATGTCTACCAAGGGTATGCGTAAGTTCTTCAATGCTGCAGATGGTACAGAAAGAGGAGAGATCCTAGATGAGATTGTTGCTGCTGTAACTCCTGGTAAGGATATGGAAGCAATGATTGAAGGTACTTGGAAAGTAGTTCCTGAAGAATTTCAAGCTGCTGTAGATCAAGTTGCTAGAGATATACATAACTTAGAACCTAAGCAATTTGCTGAGACTGTTAATAACTTAAAGAGGAAGGTATTAAAAGGAGCTGAGTTCCTAGATACTGATGACTTCCTTGTATATGAAGCAGCTGTAAAGCAAGTACTGAAAGATTTAGATCCAGACCGCATTAGAGCCTCTGCATTAGCAGTACGACAAGCTGCTGACACAGTAGCTAGTAATGCTAAAGCAGCACGTATGTTAGATGGAGTACTGGAGACATCAAGACAAGAAGGTACATTGTTCGAGAACCTCGGCCTTGTAGCAAAGGAAACACGTGCAGTCCGATATTTATGGGGCTATACTGGTAACCTATTGGATATGGCTAAGAGTAAGAACTTTAACGTAAAACAACTTCAAGAGTTCCAAGAAGGATTCGCTAAGAATCTAGCTGATGCTAAAACCTCTGCCACTACATTTGTAGAAGAAATGGAACGTATTGCTTTAGTTGAACCTGACTACCTGAAGGCATTCATTAAAGCATATGACCTAACAGAAGGTAATGTAGATGATCTACTTAAATTACATAGGTGGGCAGAACAGAATGTAAGTCTATCTAAATTGATTTGGGATAATGACCCAGCAGTTAAGAGTCTATTAGTACAAGGTATACATGGTATACGCTACAACAGCATGCTGAATGGTTTAGCACCTCTAAGAGCTTTTGCTGGTAACACTATACTTACAGTAGGTAAGCCTGTTTCAGTACTAACTGGTTCTGCGTTTAAAGCATTAACAGGTGATGCATCTGCTGCAGCTATAACTAAGAGAGCTTTATATACATATGGTGGTGTCGTTGAGAACTTCCAACGTGCATTCAAACATATGGCGAAAGAGTGGAACTTTGCAGTAGCTAATCCAGAACAATCTATGATGCGTGGCCGTCATGATGTCAAGTTTGCTCCTAGTGATAACTTTGAAGTACTAGATAGTATGGCAGAAGGATGGCGTGCTAAAGGTAAGACTGGTGAATTAGCTTTACTTAACATGGCAAGGTTTACATCTTGGTATAATAATTTGAGTGTCAATCGTTGGGGTATCAATGCACTGCATTCTATTGATGGGTTTACGAACTCCATGATGGCTAGCGGTATGGCCCGAGCTAAAGCTTATGATCAATTACTTGATAGTACTAATGGTGCAATCAGACAAGGTGACTTCGATAAGCTACAGAAACAACTCTATGATAACGCATTTGACAGGACTGGACTGCTAACAGATGAGGCAGCAAGGCATGCTTCACAGGAAATAGCTCTTAACTTAGATAGCAAGGTAGTTAAAGATTTAGATAGGTTAATTGCTAGGGTACCTATCCTAAAACCAATATTCATGTTCCCACGAACTGGTGTAAACGGCTTTAAGATGGCTTGGTCATATAACCCATTAAGTGCTTTACCAGAAGCAATTGGTAAAGGTAACAAAGCATTTTCTGCTAGTACACCACAAGAAGTACTAGAAGTGCTACGTACACATGGTATCACTGATGTAAGTGATCCTGTTGCAGCACTTAAATCTCTTCAAGCAGAGTATCGTGGTCGTCAGATCATGGGATCTGCGGTTGTAATGGGTGCTGGTTTAATGGCAGTCAATGGAGATCTAACTGGCAATGGTCCAGTAAACGCTTCAGAGAAACGTAAGATGATGGCTATGGGATGGAAGCCTAATAGCATTAGATTAAATGGTGTATGGTATAGTTATAGAGGACTTGAACCTTATCAACAGATACTTTCACTAACAGCTGATGTCGTTTGGAATGGGCAACGAGCTGATTCACATTGGATGGAAGATGGCTTTCTCAAGATTGCTCATGCATTAACCATGAATGTAACTAATCAAACATTCCTTAGCGGTATGGCACCACTTGCAGCTATTATAGGACGTGATGAACGTACCATAAACAAGTTTATTGCAGGTTGGACAGACCCACTAGTACCTTTCTACTGGTCAGGTTCACGTAGTATCTTGAATAATATCATTGCACCACAGTTAAAAGATGTTGAAAATGATGTAATGTCATTTCATAAGAACTATAGTAAGTTCCTATTTGCTGATAGTGATCAATTAATGGATCAACTTGATGTCTATACAGGACAGCCTATCAACTACCATGAGCCTATGACAGCAGCTCTTAATGGTTTACTACCTTTCTTCAAGAGTAATGGTGGTACTGAACCATGGAGGCAGTGGTTGTTAGATACAGGTTGGAATAATCTTAATACATTACGTGTTAATAGATTAACAGGACATAAACTAACAGCTAGAGAACGTCATTTCGTCAACAATTGGGTAGCAAAACACGGTGGACTGCAGTTACAAGTGAAGAAACTAATGGCTGCAGATAAACGTGGTAACTATACTAAGAGCTATGTTAATGCTCGTGGTAAGAAGAGTCAGAAAGAGTTCCCAATTAGTGATTCTTATATCCATAAGGAATTAGATAGACTACATACAGCTGCATTTAACGCAGCTTGGAGTGCTTTACAACTGGAGAATCAATCCTATGCTTCTCTAGATATATTAGAAAGAAATAAGCAAGGACTCTTAGAGAGAGGATCTAATCAAGAAGCCGCCCGTGTTCAATCACAAATCGATGACTTATTGAAGTCAACCAGATAGCATTATGGCTACAACTGAAAATTTACACGAAGGAGATGGTACTCAAACCAATTTCTCCTTTACATTTCCATATCAAAAGCAGTCAGACATCGAAGTATATGTATTCGTTACTGATGACTGGGTCAAACAGGCCATTACAACTGAATATAAATTTGCCGATGCTACACATATAGAGTTTCTCCCAGGATCAGTACCAGCTGACATCGTTGCTGGTTCTGCTGTAGAGGCATTATTAGGTGGTACACAGAATGTAAAGATTAAACGTAATACACCAACAGATAAACTAATCGCAACATTCTATCCAGGTTCAGCTATTAGATCAGCTGACCTAAATGATAATTTCACACAGAACTTATATGTAACAGAGGAAGCTGATGAAGCTTCTACTGTAACTAGTAAGACTGTTGAAGCCTTAGTTGGTGTTACAAACGATGAGGGTACTACATATGTAACTCAAGGTGATGGTGTAGGATCTAATCCTAAAGGTGTTAAGTATGCTGTAACTACAGCTGATGATGCATCAGCAGTGGCTGATCTAGCTAAAGACAGTGCAGATGATGCTATTGCAGCTACTAATACGTTAGTTGCTATTAATACTGCTGCTGCAGGTGATCCACCAGTTTGGGAACTGAAAGGTGATGGTTTAGGTGCTAATCCACAAGGTGTTAAGTATGCTGTTGATACAGCAGTAGCTGCAGATAACATTGCTGATCTAGCTAAAATAGATGCAGATGATGCCATTTTAGCTACAGATAGATTAGTAGGTACAACTTCTGATGGTGGTGCGACATGGACGCTAAAAGGTGCTGGTACTACACATGGTACTACACCAGATACTGATCCTAGAGGCGTTGCCTACGCTGTACAGAAAGTTAATGATGCAGTTGCTGATGCTACTGCTGCATTAAATAATTCACAAGATTTAACTGCAACACCTTCAGCAGCTATTGATATTGCTCAGGCTGCTGAGATAGATGCAAATACAGCTAAAACCGCTACTGATACATATGTAGCTATCGGTAGTGTACTACAAGGTACTGGTCAAGGTGCTAGCCCTAAAGGTGTTGCTTATGCTGTAAATCTAGCAGAAGAAGCATCAGCTTCAGTAGCTGCTTCAGCTATTTATAAAGTAGTAGCTGACTTATCAACACTAACAACTGATTATCCGTTAACTGGTAATCAACCTTCACCACCAGGACCAGATCCATTAAATTTAGAACCTACTCCAGATGGTACTTATGTGCAGATTACTGATAGTACAGGAATCTCATTATCGAATGGTACTTGGTCTGGAGGTGATTTCTCTGGTGCTGCTAGTTTCCCTAATGGATTTGATGGTCATAGCCAACTAACCTTAAGAGTAAAGGTAAGTAATGCAACCCCAGGTTCAGAGTCTTATATTGCTCAAGAGTATTACGCTAATGATCCTGAAGCTAGATATGGTGAGGATAGAAAGATAGTAATTGAAAACGAAAGAACACTTTCTCAAAGCTACACTATACAAACAACAATGAATGCTTTATCGGTAGGACCGATAAGTATTGACTCTGGCGTAACACTTACAATCCCTGAAAACTCTAAATACGTGGTACTAAACTAATGGCATACGGAACACTAAAAGCAGATAAAATTGCATATAGCGACGGGTCAAATCCCGATCAAATTAAGGATGTAGCTGATCTTGTGGATGCTGCACCTCTGACTAGCCCTGTCTTCACAGGAACACCTACTGCACCAACTTTTGGTGCTAGCACTACAGCACAAATTGCAACAATAGAATATGTTGACACGGAGGTTGCTGGTGTAGATCTATCTGCTAAAGCAGACCTAATAGGAGCTACCTTTACAGGTGATGTAAACATTGGGTCTGGATCTACTGAATATGATCTCAAATTAGTTGATAATGGGCATATCTATATAGGTGATATAAGTGGAGCACATTTAAACTTAGTACATAATGATACAGGTAATTCACTTGTCATCTCCACTGCACCACTTTATACTAGAGGAACTGAACTGTTCTTCCAAGAGGAAGGTGATTCCAACAAGGAGTGGATTCATTGTTTACCAGCAGGAAGTGTTGAACTTTCTTATGATGACTCTAAGAAGTTTGAAACTACAGATGTTGGTGTAAACGTAACAGGTACGGTAGATGCTACAGGTGCTATAACTTCTTCAGCAGGTGTACTTGGTGTAGGTGATGCACTGTTAGCTGGTGATCAAACCTGGACAGGAGTACAAAGTGGAGATATCGAAGATGTAACATCTAATGCCTCCGGCCTAGGCGCAACTTGGGCTATTAACTTTGACGACGGTAATAATCAAAAAGTAACACTTGATGCAGCTAATGTTTTAACCAATCCACCTATTAATGAAACAGCAGGTCAATCAGGTTCTATCTTTATTACACAACCATCTACACCACTTAACTTAGGTTGGCATGGTGATTGGAAATGGGCTGCAGGTGCTCAACCTTCACTAACACAAACTGGAGGAGCAACAGACAGACTAGACTATATAGTTTTTGGCCCTAACAATATCCATGCGGTACTTACAGCGGATGTGAAATAATGGCAGTATTAAGTAATACAGGCATCCTTGCGGGTGCCTCCGCTGCAGGTGATGATGGTTATAAGGTTGAAAAGGGTCTTATGCTTGACTCTTCCCAATCAAAACATCTAAGTTGGGAGCCTACAACCAAGAGCACAGCTGCAGGCTCTGGAACCGCCTTACGGAATTTTACCATATCGTTCTGGACTAAAGTAGACGGTAGAGTTGATGGTACAAAAGCTTGGTGCTCAGCTGGTGCCTCCAGTCAGGCAAATGGAATACTACAACTTTACATTGAGTATGGAAGGGTTACTATTAACTGTTACAATGCCTATATGATGTCTGGAAGGGTACTTGCTGATCCTTCTGCGTGGTACCATATTGTATTAGCAGCTGATACTGACCAAGTAGAACCCATCGATAGATTTAAAGTATGGGTTAATAATGAAAGAATAACAGATTGGAATGCCTTAGGCGGTACTCCAACATATCCTTATCGAGGTCACGATATAATGTGGAATACTGATGTTCCACATCAAATAGGCGCTATGCGTAACGCCTCCTCAGCCAACAGCTCCTTTGGAGATGGTTACCTTGCTGAGTTTTACAATATCGATTCTCAAACCTTAGACCCAAGTTATTTTGGTGAAACAGATGACAATGGTAAATGGGTACCTAAAGAGTATAAAGGTACGTACGGCCTACAAGTAGATAATAGTGAGGATTGGTCTGGTAATAATGATCCAACTGATGCCCCCTTAAGTTCTTCAGGAGGTGCATGGGATGCCTCTGGAGTTTATACAGCTGAGCAGTTATTTACTTATGATAGTTCTGCTGCTGGTAACGTATACGCAGGAGGTGTAGGACAAGCTTTAACGTGGGAGCCAGCCTCTGCGTATACATTTACCGATAAGGTTGAAATACGTACTACAACTTTTAGCGGAGCTACTTATGCACAAGTAGCGACGCTTACTTATAGTGATGATACTACTACTAGTACTACCTTTACTGATTGGGGGTGGACAACAATTGCTACTGGTGGTGGTACGATAAAGAAGATCGTAATGCAAGCTGCTGGCGGTGATTATAATTATTGGAATGCTATACGTATTGACGGTAAAGTACTTATCGACAGTTCTCACACCGTAATTGATAATAGCTTCTACCTTAAATTCAGTGGTGGTGGTAAGTTGTATTCTGATGATATAAACGGTACTGAGTATGACCAAACGTACTACCATAAAGGTATGATGTTTGACGGTAACACTGCAACCAGCTACTTAGCTTGGAATGGTAATGATGTTACATGGACACCTTCTGGAGGTTTAGCTTTTGATTCAACATTGCGAATTGAAACCGGAGATGGTGATATAGTATTTAATTGGGATGGTGGTAGCTATACTCTTACCACTAGTGGAGGTAAGAATTGGTACGATGTAAGCTCTAATGTAACCAGTCCTATAACAAGTGTTACATGGACTTGTTCAGCGCTGGGCTCTGGCCCGTATGTTTATAGAGTAGAAGTTGACGGTGAAGTTCTTATAGAAGCAGATGATATTGAAATTGATTCAAGTGGTAATGATAACCATGTAAAGGCTAATAATCTTGAAGCTGATGCAGGAATAAAGTATTCAGGTGGTACAGTTGTAGGAGCCATCTCTGGCACTTGGGATAACGCATTTGACGGCCTAGAATCTACCGGTGCTTACACATATGCATCTAACACTTCAACACTTACACTACCTTCTACAAGAGATTGGAGTTCAAAGTTTGAGGTTTATGCGTTAACTTACGGAGGGACACTTTTCGTTAATGGTGCAGATGTAGGCGCTAGTATGACATGGTCTGGAGGAGCAACTGCAACCTGGTATGACATCACCTCGATAGTAGGTTCTTCTGGAACATTAACAAGTATTGGTATTTCTGACACTCCGACAGGGTATTACACAAAATTAAATGCTGTCAGACTAGATGGCAACGAAATCCTTATAGATGGACCAGGTACGGCGGACCTTGTACTCGACTCACCAACTGACTTTGATAATAAAGGTGATGGTGTAGGTAACTACTGTACGTGGAATCCTTTATTACTGACTGACAGTAACGATACATTAGCGAAAGGTAACTTAGAAGCTGCACATACAACTGGTGCAGGTTGGACCGGTTCACTAACGAGTACATTTTGTGGTACTATTGGTGTGACATCTGGTAAATGGTATTTTGAAGTAACACCAGATACTAGTAGTGCTAATAAATGTGGTGTAGGTATAACTCCATCTTTAAAGGGAGAGTATTATGTTGGATATCCTGGTAATGGTATAGGGCACCATGATGCTGCTGTTTATAATAGTGACTGGCCAATGCCATCTACACCTACAGCACCAAGCTCTTTTGCGCTGGGTGATGTTTTAGGTGTTGCAGTAGATATGGATAATGGTTTTGTTTGGTTCTCTATAAATGGTGATTGGCAAAACTCTGGTGATCCTACCGATACTGATGCAGCATCGAATGGTGCCTATGGAGACGGGTTTGTAGGAGAAACTATGTTCCCTGCAGTATCACAAGTAGGAAGTTCTCATGGTTTTACTGCTATGGCAAACTTTGGACAACGACCCTTCGCTTATACACCACCAACTGATTTTAAAGCGATAAATACTTATAACTTATCTACTCCAACGATTAAAGATCCAAGTGAGCATTTTAAGGTAGTGACTTATGATGGTAATGCTACCGATGGTACGGTTATTACAGGAGATGAAGCCGGTAATGACTTTAAGTTTAGTCCTGATATGGCATGGATGAAAACACGAGACGAAGTAAGGGATCATATGATACATGATACTGTACGTGGTGATAATAAGGCACTTTATCTTGGACCAACCACTCTTGATGAAGAGTATACGGTTAACGGTGTTGAGTTTGGCACTAATAGCTACACACTGGGTACAGACGCGCATGTAAATAGTAGTGGAAAGAAGATGGTAGCTTGGAACTGGAATGCAGGAAGTGCAGCAGCACCAACTACAAGTAATGCTGGTGCCCACAATGGCGACGTGTATAACACTGATAGCTGGGTTTCCAATACTACAATGACCGGTGAATGGAGCGGACATGTGCTCACAACTATTTTTAATGGAGCACCCGCTGCTGGAATCCATGGAGCATTAAACTCTACTTTACATCTGCAATGGCCTGCTGGAACAATTAATGGTAATGTACGTTTGAGGGTGATGACTCATGGTAGTGGCGTAACCCATAAATATAAAGATAACGGTGGAACCGCCATTGATATAACATCAAGCGTGACGGGAACCGCGGCTTGGATTGACCTAGGTAACGTTAATCTTACTGACTATGAAGGTACGTGTACTATTTCCGGCAATGCTGCTGAAATATCAGCTATTGAATTAGATGGAAAGATTCTTGTAGATAGTGGTCAATCACCACCAGATTACCCAAGCCTCACATCAACGTACAAAGCTAATCCAGATGCTGGATTCTCGATTGTAACTTATGAAGGTAACGTAACATCTGGAGCAACATTTGCTCACGGCCTTGGTGCTAAACCTGATTTTGGATTCTTTAAGAATAGAGAAACTGCTGGTTACAGCTGGTACACTTATAATAAAAATGCAGGAAGTACCCATAACTTCTTTTTAAACTATCCAAATCCAAAGAGTCTTGATGCTGGGTCTTGGAATAACACAGATCCAACTTCTAATGTTATGACTATAGGTAATGCAGGTGATGTCAATCAAGACACCAAAGACATAGTGGCATATCTATGGTCCGAAGTCGAAGGTTATTCTAAATTCGGAACATACACCGGGAATGGATCCGCTGATGGCCCATTCTGTTACTGTGGTTTCAAACCAGCTTTTGTAATGTGTGGTCCTAATGCAAGTGCTAGTGATTGGTATATTTATGATACTGCACGTTGGCCTATTAATCCAGCTGAAGACCCATTAGCAGCTAATGAAGACGACACAGAAGCAAATTTTGATGCCAGGCCAGTAGACAACATTATACATATTGTATCTAATGGATTTAAAATTAGGTTTTTAGATGCTTCTGGGTATCACAATTATCTTGGTTGGGATTATAGCTTTGTAGCTTTCGCAGAATCACCGTTCAAACACGCTAACGCACATTAATTAATTATGTTTAAGTTAAATGGTAAGTCACTCGCCTTAGATGTGGCCTTCACAACAGCTAATGGGAATAATTATCCAGCTAACTGGTTGAGACATGCAACACTAGCTCAAAAACAAGCAATCGGAATCATTGAAGTAGCAGCACCGGCCTGGTATGACCAACGTTTTTATTGGGGTGTAGGTAAGCCTAAAACTATTGCAGATCTAAAAGTAAAATGGATTGACCAACAGAAGTCTACAGCAGGCACTCTGCTGTCCAAAACTGATTGGATGATCATTCGTAAGGAGGAGGCTGATACCGCTGTTCCTAGCGCCACACAGACGTATCGTACGGCTGTTAGGGATCAATGTAAGAAGCGGGAAGATCAGATCACCGCATGTGCTACTACAGATGAGCTAGCTGCACTGATTGGTGACGGTAAGCGTCAGGGTACTGAAAAGAAAGATTCTGACGGTAACTCCTTTGATCCAAAACAATACAACGAAATTGTTCTAGAGGCTTGGCCTACTGAGTAATGGGCGATCCACCGATCTTTCCATCCATTAATCTACCTACACAAATACTACCGAATCCACCCATACTTCCTACACCTATCTTAGAAGTACCTAAGGCTGATGTTCCGACATACATGCCTATGTTTGCACCACCGGATCAATTAAGACCTCCTGTCGGTGTACCTAAAGAAGGTGAGGAAGAAGTAACAGAAGAAGAGAAGACACAAACGAAACAAGAGAACCCTTTACCTGAAGTTCGTAGGATTAACATTCCTTGGACTGATGTAGAGATACCTGTTCCAAAAGAAGAGATTGTAGCAACGGCAGCAACCACTGCTGCAGTCTCTGTGGTAGCAACTTTAACTGCTACATCTCTCTTTAATTACTTGGTTAAGATCTTTAAACCTGTATTTATGCAGGCTGTCAAACGTATACAGAAGAAATTTGGAAAAGACGGATCAACCGAAACCGAAGAACGTCCTATCGAAACTTAAGGATGGTTTAGATGATAAAGAGGAACAACTAGAGATTTTATCAACTTTTGTACGTCTAGGTGTTGTAGTATGGGCTGGTTTTATAATCAGTCTTAATTACGTTGAGATACCTGGATTAGGAGAACAAACACCCAAAGATATAACCTTTATAGCTAGTATTTTTACTGGCACATTAGCTACCTTCGGGATTCAACCTTCTAACAGAAATGGCAAAAAAGATGAATAAACTATGGCTACTTCCACTTATTCTACTCATCCCTACAGCAGTGAGGGCAAATCAAATAACACCACAGTTCACACAAGGGAGCATGCAGGCTACCACAACCACGACACAGGTAATAACCGAAGTTATAGACCAAGAGGTCTTTGGAGGTACTTACAACAGCTGGTCGGGTACAAACGTAGTACCAAGCGGAGATATAAGAGACTCCAACACTACCTATACAGTACACACAGCAGGAGAACAGTATCAACTAGAGACTGTGACCAGACCTGCAGGAGTAGTAGAACAGATCGACATCGATCGAACAATCACTACAAACGCAGTTACTACATCCTTGTCGGTATTCTCGCAATAGGTAACCCAGCTATGGCTGAGGTTTACAATAATGCAGCACCAACCAGTACTGCAACGGGTAACGTGACGAACCAGGCGGTACAGTTCCAGAATAATGGATCACCGTCTAGACAAAACTATGGTGGTGGGATAGCTTGTAATGGTCCCACCATGACTTTAACTCCTTTTTATATGGGTAATGACACTATACCATATGATAACACAAGTTACGTAACAAGTAACAACTGGGGAGCACAACTTAACTTCATGGTACCACTTGATTGGGGAACAGTTAATAGATGTAAGGCTATTGCTAAACGTCAAGAGGAAAAGCTACGGCTAGACTATGAACTTGTAAGAGCACTTAAATGTGCAGAGTTACAACAGAAAGGATTTACATTTAGACCAGGATCACGGGTAGAACACATGTGTCATGATGTTGTACCAATTTCACAACTAACTAAACAAACACCATGAGTACACTATCAGACCTAAGAGCAAAAGCAGCTAAGGAAGCCGCAGCTAAGAAAGTAGAAAAGCCTGCACCAAAAACCACTAAAAAGGGAGCTAAGTAAATGGAATTATTATTTCTATCCGAACCAGCATTTTGGGTGATTGTAGCCCTAGCATCAGAACTGATCGCTTTGTCTCCACTAAAGGAGAATAGCGTCATCCAAAGTATTCAAACTCTACTCAATAAACTAAAGCCGAGTGAAGAGCCGGAACGTAATGACTAAGAAAGCTAACATCAACATACATCTAGAAAAGAGAGTGCCGTTAGGTAAGGGTGGTAAACCTGGAGCTTTGTATAAAAAGCAGGAGGATCAAAAGAAGCTTCGGAAACTATTCGGCAGTAATTTTAGTACCTCAGCATGAAAAAAGCAACAGAAGAAACATTTAACGAACTACACAATCTAGTCACTGAGGAATTCCTCAAACGAGTGAAGAGCGGCGAGGCTACGGCCCACGAACTCAAAGCAGCTTGTGATTGGCTAGTAAAGAATGATATTAGTGGTGTCGCTTACGAGG